ACCGTCGCTTACGGTGATGGAGGCAATAGCCGACATCGTCTTTCCTTTGGTTGGATGAAAGTACGGAAGTTCCCACAACGTGGAAACACGTGACTGGATAGTTTTACTTTTAAGCCGTTGTCACCTTCGACCCCTTGGAAGATCCAGATCCTCAAGCGAGCGACTAAGCTCGAGAGCACCTGGGTTCAAGGAGTTAAGGAACCCTTGGTGAACGAGACTCGAGAGAATTCCCAGTTGCTTAAGACCTTTATCCCACTTAGGTGTGATATTGGTCGGCATAAAGGACCATCCCGAGATAACATCATGTATAGAACCATGAATGCTACGGTTAGTGACCCAATACTTACTAACAGCTGGCAGAGGATTATCTCTAACACTCTGCGACAGATACCAGTAAGCATTACCAGCCTTTAGCACCTTGATATACCCCTCGAACTCCTCGTGCGTGGTTAGCACGAGTTGTTGTACGGGCAAGGCGCCTACGGCATGGATACTCTGAAGCGACCTACCGATTGGTAAAACGTAATCGATAATGAAGCTCAGAGGCGTCGCTTCCCACGCGATCCCGGCCGGGTCTGTCAGACCCAGCCGTTCGATCCACGTTGGCTCTCGTGTTACTATACACTTAATGGCTATCGTTTTCTTGTGGTGCCCATGAGCCGAATACATTTCACTAGGCTGTCCCGCAGCGACCACACCACCTTTGAAGGTGTGTGACGCTTTGATGACATTAGTGATCTCCTTCGGTTCTATAAGCCCTGCAAGTCCGTGTAGATCATTAAGCATAGGTGACCATCCCAAGTGACCCTCCAGGAAAGCCCCGCTGATGTCACCAGTATCCATGCGTTGCCGCATACGACGCTGATGACTCTTTGGAACGCTCCCAGTAGATTCACGAAGGAAACCGCCGATGTTTCCTTTTCCCAGCGCCCGGACCCCGTTATAGAGGCCCCGAAGCCGGTTTGCCATCATCTCGATGGCATCCTTACCTTCAGCTGCGAAAACACCAACGTTGAAATCAGATGCCTTCCACGCCTCCGCGAGCTTCGGAAGAAGTTCGTATGGAGTCATGTCTGGCAGCACTGATTCAGGGACAGGCTTAAAACCATGACTGTACGCCGAACCCACCTGCCAACTGACGCTTCCCCACGATTCCCAGGCAACTTCTATAAGGGGGTTAAACTGAAGTTCAGTTATCCCGGTATAGCCGTTTTCTAAGAATATACCTTTAGCTCGCAATTCTCGAGGAGTGTTGCCGCCGCTGATCTCACGATCATAGGAGGCCCACCCTCTAAGGTGCGGGTTTTCAGGTGTTGGAAAATAGTCAATTGAATGGATGGATTTGGTAGACATATCATGGGTCCAGGGAGAGTGGTGGATCAGTAATGACCCATCACAGATAGGTCCTTCTCTTCGTTATTCAGCTACCACCGTCCAAACAACGCCTTTCCCGGTGTTCAAAGTAACATGAACCCAGGAGCAGGTTTTGAGAGTACGGCGAGACACACGACCTAGATTTTCGGCTTTGCATTGAGCGAAGCAGAAGAGAGCAAGGTTAATTACTGGTTCAACTTCATTAGGTGAAAGGAATTTAAACTCCTCATACATAATTGAAGTGATTTCACGCTCATCACCACCGTGAGCGATGAGGGAGGTACATTTATTGTACATCTCTCTCATCGTACCCATGTTGATGATGAGTGCTGAGCCAAGAGCACTAAGTACGGCCGGCAGCACGTCACTATTCGAATCCAAAGAGGACTCGTACGGTGTCGGGTTCATGGTCGAGACGAAAGTGCTCAGGGAATCAGAGTTAAAGTTGCGCATGATCGT